GGGAGCAACTCCAAAAGAGATTTACTTCGCTCTTCTCTTCGAGTTTGAGACCGATAAGAAGCAGAGACGACAGGTTTTTTATAAATGCTCAGCTTCAAGAGTAACTATCGATTCTCAGACTAAAGAGGCTGGAATCACTTTAAGCCCCGTTACTGTTACGATCACAGCTATCCCGAGACCTGACGAGACGGAAGTCGATACGGGAGTAACTGAAAACTTCGTTTACGCTTTCGCAGATAACGACTCCGCAAGCTGGACTAACTTCTTCTCAGCAGTACCGGAGCCCACATTCTAATAAAAGCAAAACTGCTTAAAGTTTTCTTCTTTCAAAGCTTGGGGAGCGGGGCCATAAAATCTCCGTATAAATTAACTATAAATAAAAGCCTTCACTTCGTTGATCTTAACCCGCTCCCCTTCTTTATTCAATTAATGGAGATGTTCCACGTGGAACATAGGAGGTAAAATGAAAAATTCACTTTTGACAATCGGAGGAAAAGAGATCCCCGTAAATGGGGCTTATATCTTCTATCAGATCTTTGAGGATGTATTCGGGACTGACTTCTTCGCTCTCTTGACGGAGATATCAGAGCTTAAAAACCGACAGACTCAGATAACAGAGAAAAAAGAGCAGACGGAAGAGGATAGAAAAGAGGTCTTGCAGCTTAACTTGGCTATCCTGTCACTTATGAAAAAGACAAGTCAGAAAATGTTATTTGTCTTTAACCTATTAACGAAATCAGATTCGGAAGTATTCGAAGCTACGATCGAGAACTATTATTCATTCTTGAAAGAGTTCCCGCTTCGGGCTTTCAATACTGAGGAAGTAAACAATATATTTAACTATTACAACGACGTAAGTAAATCGGAGGTCGAATCAGCCGACCCCGACCAAACACTACAAGACGAATGACGACGGCCCTTGTAGTGTTAAGAGCGAAAGAGCTCGGCTTCTCTATCTGGGAGCTCAAGTTAATGAGGATCGGACTTGTTTTTGATATGTATACGGAAAAGAATAACGACTCTCATACTTACGACATCCAGGGAGACAGCGATTCAATCCGTCGAATGTTTGGAGGCTAAAAATGGCGAGCAAAGTAAGAGGAATATCGATCGAAATAAACGGCAATACGAGCGGGCTTCATAAGTCGCTTGTCGACGTAGAAAGGCAACTCTCTTCTACATCCTCGGCCCTTAAGTCGGTCGATAAGGCTCTTAAGCTCGATCCAAACAATATAGAGCTTGCCGCCTCAAAAACAAGGCTTCTCGAGAAAGCAGTCGAGGAGAGCGAAAGCAAGTTAGAGATATTAAAAGAGACCGCAAAGAAAGCCTATTCGACCCTTGGCAAAGAGGGCGGAGCGACCGCCGAGCAAGTAGCAACTCTTGAAGTTGAGATCTCCAAGACCGAAGGACAGCTTAAAAAGTATAAGGCTGAAATGGACGGAGCCGGAGCCGAAACGAAGAAAACAGGCAACGAAACCGAAAAAGCAGGAAAACAGGCGAAGAGTTCGGGCGATAACTTCGAGAAGTTCGGGGCTACCGTTAAGAAAGCCGCCGCTATCGCTGCGGGAGCTATTGGAGCGGTAACAGCCGCAACCGGGGCCGCCGTTAAGGGACTCGCTAATTGTACCGTCGAAGCGGGTAAATTTGCGGATGAGGTTAATACTTTATCGGCTCAAACGGGTATATCTACCGAAGAAATTCAAAAATTAAAGTTTGCCGCCGATCTCTTGGACGTTTCATCCGAGACCGTGACGGGATCAATGTCGAAGCTCGTCAAGTCTATGAGCTCGGCAAAAGACGGAACGGGAACGGCGGCGGAGACTTTCGCCGCTCTTGGTGTTTCCGTAACAGATTCAAACGGACAGCTTAGAGATAATGAGGCGGTTTTTTGGGACACTCTGGAAGCTCTCGGAGCTATGACAAACGAGACCGAAAGAGACGCTGCGGCTATGTCTATATTAGGCAAGTCGGCCCAAGACCTTAATCCCTTGATAGAAGCGGGAAAAGGTAAATTTGACGAGCTCGGAAAAGCCGCCGAAGATATGGGCTATATAATGGGCGACGATACGCTCGGCAAGTTTAACGACTTCGACGATCAAATGCAACTCTTAAGTAAGTCGGCAGAGTCGGCGAAGAACTCGCTCGGCCTCGTATTGCTTCCTATACTTGGCTCCCTTGCTTCGGACGGAACGGAAGCCCTCGGAGAGTTCTCGAAGGGGATCCAGGAAGCGGGCGGAGATCCCGCCGCTATGGGCGAAGTAGTAACGAATCTTATTAATTCGCTCTTGACGAGTCTCCAAGAGAACGGCCCCGCTATCCTTCAAATGGGTGTAGATGTGTTAAATACGCTCTTGAGCGGTCTTATATCGGCTCTTCCTGATATCCTTGGGGCGGCGGGTGAGATCATTTCAAATTTAACCCTTGCACTTATAGAAAATTTACCCCTTATAGTTCAATCGGCTATCGAGATAATCGGAGAGCTGGCAACTACGCTTTTGGCTCCCGAAAATGTCGAGATGTTAGCTTCGGCGGCTATCGAGATCATATTATCATTGGTTAATGGACTTTCGGCCGCTATCCCTCAGCTAATCCCGGCGGCGATTGAAGCTATACAAATCATTATGGGAGCCCTTATAGAGCACAGCCCCGAGCTTCTTTCGGCTGGTATACAACTCATATTAAGCTTGATTAGCGGTATTATTCAGAGCTTGCCCCTCATCTTACAGCAAGCCCCGACGATCCTTAAGGCCGTCTTAGGTGCTATCGCTTCGATACCGGGCGAGATTGCCAAGGCTGCGAGCGGCTGGGGTAAGGATTTAATAGACAACTTTATCGACGGAATAAAGAACAATATCGAGAAGCTGAAAAACACAGTTTCAAACGTAGCTCAAACGGTCAAAGACTTCTTAGGATTCTCGGAGCCCGTAAAAGGCCCGCTGTCAGGCCCTCACGGCTTCCATACTTACGGCCCCGACCTCGTAGAGTCTTACGCTTCGGGTATTGATAAAACGCAAAACGTTTTAAAGAGCTCCGTCAATAATATGGCTGCAACGATTCAAAGCGGACTCCAAGGGCCGAACTACTCGGGACAGCTCGCAGGAATAAGCGGACAGCTCTCGGGCTTGGCTTCGAAGGAATCAGTCACAAACGTATATATCGGAGGCCGTAAGTTCGACGCTCGAGTAGTTCAAGCGGTCAATAATAATAACTTCATCTCGGGAGGTCGTTAAGGATGTTATCGAAAAACTTAACTATTGAATTTGAAAATGTAACTTTTGAGAACGTTAAGACCTTCTCAAAGTCTCCCGAGACGATCGAGAACGTAAGCCGATCGGAAGACGGTCACGACCTCGTAGAGTTCGTAAGAGCTGGAAAAAAGAAATTCAGCTTTTCGTTTACGCTGACAGAGAAGAAAGCGGAAATACTCGAAGCTCTTTGTGAGTACCCGAGCGGAACACTTAAGATAAACAATGTAAGCTATGAGGGCCGTTTAAGAGGCTTCTCGGCTGATTTGATTTATCTTACTCAATGGGGAACTACTAACTTATATAACTGCTCTTGCGAGTTTATAGAGGCTTAAATATGTACAATGTCACTTTACAATATGAGGAAGCAGCCAAAAAGAGTACAGTTATCCACTTCTTAAGAGGCTCTATCGGATCCGTAGCTTTTACAGAGGCGGCAATCCTTGAGGGCTCTTTCGAAGTGAATAATCAAATTTGTGACTCTTCAAAGATCAAGTTCGGAGGGGTCTTTATAGGTGAGCTTCACGCTACCTTTATCCCTCAAGTTCTTAATGGGGTTATCCCTCGAGGCTCTTGGGTCGGTAAAGTTATTACTTTCGAGGTAGGGACTCAGCTCGAGGATCTATCAGTCGAATGGGTTCCCGGGGGAGTATTTACTATCGCCGAAGTAAATCATACTATGCAAGGAATCGAAGTAGTAGCTTATGACAATATGACAAAGTTCGATCGCAGATATAACGGCCGAGTCTTCGGCGGCTCTCTTTCCTTAGTAGTTGATGATCTCGCCGAGTATCTCGGGCTTACAGTCAATTATCAAGATTCAAGCTTTCCCGATCCCTTCGGAACGGTTAAATGCTCGCTCGAAAATAGCTTCGAAACTTGGAGAGATTACTTTTCGAGCCTTCTCGAGTCAAGAGCTTGTTACTCTTATATCGACCGCAACGGGCTATTAGTCGTTCGTTCCTGGAGCGACTTCGTAGGAGACGAGCCGAGCATAGGCCGGAGCGAATACGAGCTAACGACGGCGGAGCGATTCGATAATATATCGGTCTCGGACTGGTCGACTCTTATCTTCGGGGCTTCCTTTACTACTCAAGAGACCGGGGAGCTTCACATCCTCGGAGGTCAATCGGATGAATGGAGCTTCTACGAGTTCGGAGATAATCCATTTATGCAGGACTCCGAAGCAGTCGACAGATTTACGGATATCTATAATAATATTATCTCGAAGATATACATAACTCCCTATACAGTCGAAACAAATAGCGAGATAGCTCTCGACTTCGGCGATTATTTATATCTTCCCGACGGACTCGGGGACTTTATAAGCTCCCCCGTTATGGGTATAA